TGCCGGCGGTCACAATAGACACATCAGGGACAGAACTGACAATGGTCGTCATAACGACAGTGCCGGCTCCAACAATGGAAGAAGTCAGCACAAACCTGAATTGCGGGAAACCGGCGACGGACACTTGCCATGCGTGAGTCCCGGGGCTGCCGGACAAGGAAAATGAGCTGTCAGTTTGGTAGCTGTCAGTTCTGGCTGCTTTTACCGGAATCCACGTCGCGCCATCATAGACTTGGAAGCCGACAACACCACCCGTCAGCCCGGCCGGCGGCACGATGGTCACAACAACCTGATCCATCCCTCCAGTCGCCATTGTGAAGGAGGTGTTTAGCGGTGTTGCTGATGTCCAATTGGAGGCAACCGGCGCCTGAAACGCATCGACCACTGGTACGGGGTTTGCCTGACTGGCAGCATGCGGCGTACCGCCCGCATCTATGGCCATGACAACCACGCCAGCGGCAGAATTGCCGGTCTCGCCCGGGGTGCTTACGTTGAACTTTACCTGGGAAGCCATTTATGGCCTCATTCGTTGATCTGTGCCTTAACCTGCGCGTTTTCATTGCGCGCGGCCATATCGGCATCGGCTAACAGCTTTTCAGCGTTAGCGTCTTCAATGTCGTATTCAGCAGAGAGGATCTTGATTGCTGTTTCACGGCTCAGCAGGCCCGCGTCGCAAAGCGTTTTTAGAGTTGTGGCGCGGTTAAGCATGTCCTGCAGGGTTGGCGCATACCAAACGGGCCATCGTAAGGAGACAATGGCGCCAGCGTCGAACTTGCCAACCTTTAAGCCATCCTTGTAAACCAAGGCAATCTGCTCAGAGGCTCGAATAATCATTGTCACAAGGTCAACAATTGCGCCTTTCCCGTAGCTAATCCGCAGCTTGTCGGCCAGCCATACTAAGGGCTGATTCATCAACTCCATGGCTCGGCCAGACTGCGCGGCGGCGATTTTCTCGTTGCTTGCGCGATTGCCGTGCATGGTTTCGAGGGCGATTTCGCGCAGATGCTTAACGTAATCAATGACGGCTGCAACGCCATCACCGTTGATCTCCAGCAGCTTGGCATCATCTTCCGCGCCCAGCATCAGGGCATTTGCGGCCCCTTTGACGCGCGGTGAGCTATCTTCATCATCATCGCCACCGCCCTCCTCTTTGATGACCAGCGTGGGGTCTGACATGAATTTTAGCCCGCGGCCAGCCTGTGACAGCTGATAATCGACTTCAATTTGGCAGTCGATCGCCTCGGGATGAAGTGTTGATGCGCCGTCGATACCATCACCGCCAGGTAGGTTCTTTACCCAGGCAACCGGCACAAAACCAAGCTTGTGCTCAACCGACCGCTTGACGTCTATCTCTGGCGCGACCTTCTTGTCTACGATCTTCCATGGCGTGTACCAAGCCTCTTGCGACGTATCCCAAACCCGCTGAAACCAGAACGTCGCGCCAAGGTCATCATCCTTTATTGCGTAGCCGCTATCGCTCAAACTCTGACCGCTAACCTTGTATTTCTCCGTGACTGAGATCAGCGTGTCGGGCGCGTCTGGATCCCATTGCGGCGTCAGCGTGTCCGTGTCCATCACGGACAGGAAAGCACGGCCTTTGAGCACTTTGAGCACGATGGCGATACTACCGACCGCACCGCGCGTGGCGGCGTCGATCATGACTTGGTTCAGCCCAATCTCATCGAGAAGGCGCTTCATCTGCGCTTTTTGTTCTGGATTTGGCAACTCTACTGCCGGGAAATTTCCCTCGGAGAAAAGTAGCGCAACCGCATCATCAACAACCGTACGGCAAAGGTTCGTGCGTACGCTTGGGCGCCGGTCTCGTAGCGGGACATACTCGTTTGCGCCGGTCGTCTCGGTATGGAACGGGTGAGGCAACTTGTCATACATGGTCCCATCTAGCACGCGCCGCAGCATCTGCAGCCGGAACGTGCGCGCGGGCATATCGGTGTCCTGATCCCATTTTGACTGGATGGTTTTGTACATAGGGATCCTGTTATCGATTCATGTGCTGAACGTGAGTAGAGCGCGCCTTCGATGGTTTGATAATTGGCCACAGCCGGACAATTGGGTAAGTCCCAGCGTCATTGACGTGGTCAACGCCGCTTTTTTTGTCTGGCTCGCCATTCTTGTCGTATGCCTGCTGTTCTAGGCCTTCGGTAAACTTCGGACAGCGATGGATATTGACCTTCATCCGCCGTTCGCCCTGTCCGTTCAATAGCATGGCGTTCGTCGCCAGGACACGGTCTTTCACCGCCGGATTACTTCCGGTGACGTGCAGCGCGAACCCTGATTGCCGAAGTATCGACAGATCGGACTGACTGGCGCTCTTGCTGCTCGCGTTCTGGCCGGAGGCGTCCGGATAAATCGTGATGGCGTGGCCGGTGGATTTCCATCGCTCGACAATCATCCGAGCTATTTCCGGGGTGTCGCGCACATCAACCAGTTCATCCACGGCTATCGGGTTGCCGTCGCGGATCACATAGACCACTGCGGCCATGCGCAGGACATTGAAGTCCATGCCGATGTGCAGCGGCTCGCCTGGCTTCATCTCGGCGCCAGAGTGGTTTAGCTTGCGGTCGAAGCATGGGTAAACCGATCCGGAGGCCAGATTGCAGAACTGGCCCTTCAGATACGCAAGAATCAGTTGCGGCGGGTACGATTGAATCAGCGACGGAATATAGTCCGCCGGCAGGTTCAGCTCATTATCGAAAGTTGACGCTTGGATAAGCCCGTACAGCGTGGCTAGCTCAGGCTTTGCGGCAATCTGTTTGACGAACTGGTCGTAGACGAACTTGAAACCCTCTGGCGTCGTCGTCACATCCACGCCATTCCTGAGCCCATCAACGTTGTAGCGCATCCTGGCAATGATTTTGCGCCAGGCGTTCTGAGCCTTCTCCGCCTTCAGGACATCTAACTCATCGCACAGCGCCTTGCCAATTTTGAAGCCGATGATCGTTTCAGGCTTTTCCATCGACCGGCAAATGATCGTGCCTCGCGACTTCCGGCCCTCAAAAACGTGAACTTCCTTGTTTGACTCGTTGATATTGACGCTCAAGCCCCAGTCAAACGCCACTTCCTCAATGGTCGGGTAGAAGATGTCGCGAATCTGCGGGTAAGTCGGTGCGAAGTATCCGGCATTGATTCGCGGAAACTCCCAGAAGTGTTGCATCAGGCCGCCGCAACCCACCCACGTCTTGCCGGAGCCGAACCCAGCCACATAGGCGCGGAATTTATGATCCATAGCCAGGAACTGCGATTGCGGCACGTTAAGGCTCGGCATCGTCGCGTTTCCTTGCGTCTTTCACCTCGACAACGATCTTCACAGGTGTCGGCTTGTCGTCGTCTGGGTCTTCCAGATCTCGGGAGGCCTTGGCAATTGCCAGGCGCTTTGCCTCGACTTCCAGCCGGTGAAGCTCTTGGGCTCGATCCTTCGCTTCCTGGCTTTCGTACATCCCAAGAATCTTTGTGACTTGTTCCAGCGCCTTGTCTCGGTCGCGCAGCAGCAGCTTCAGCCCGTCTTTGCCCTGGTGGACGCCGTTGTATAACTCGCGCGCGGCACCCTTGAGATTGCGGGTATCGTGGACATGAATCTTGCCGTGGCCTTCGCCGGAGCACTCGGGGCACTCAGGGTGCGGCGGCCGAGTGGCGGTGAAGCCAAATCCGCCGGCTATATCAGGCTGGTCACCACCGCTATCGTCGGCTTCTTTCTGCGCCTGGGTAAATTCACCGTCAGTCCACTGGTACAGATGGTCATCGCCCCAGCAGTGTCGGCAGCAATCGCGTCGGTATTCGACAAGGTCGTTTGCATCGACGTCGGCCAGAGCCATCCAGCGCAACAACACTCTCTCAGGCGTGACAGCCGTTGACTCGGCCAGTTCTTTCCGCCGCTGCGCCATGTAAACCTGAACCCTAGTTTTCCCTAGCAGTTCAGGCCCAATTTTGTCAGCGTTCCTTGCGCTGTATCCAGCAAGGATCGCGGCCTTCGTTGCGTTCAGTTCGGCCTCGCCGAGATACATCTCGACGAACTTCTTTTGCTTGTCTGTTACCATGAGGCTCTCGCCTCCTCGGCGTGCTGGTTTCTCGCGAGGAATTTAGTTGCAAAAGCGCAACCGGAACAAAATATCATCCCGCCCGCTGATTATTCGCTTGAACTAGGAACAATGTTCCTATATATTGAATTCATAGGCCGCTCACATCGAGAAGGCGAACCCGGAGTACAGATCATGAACCAGCACGTCATCGACTACCTGCATGCCAAATTCAACGCAATGAAAGCGGACCCGAAGCACGACGCGCTGGATCTACTGAAACTGGCTGTCGAGGTTTCGAAGTACCTCAACATGAATGCTTAATACCGCCCCGCAAGGGGCTTTACTCTTTTGGAGCCCGCATGATTCCGAACGCAGACAACTACAACCCGTCTACCGAATACGCCGCACAACTTGTCGCCGATATCGGTAGATCTCAGACATGGATTGCCAAGCGCCTCGGGGTGTCTGACCGGCGCGTGCGCTACATCCTCAACGGGTCGCGAATCGTCAATGGGGAGCCGACGCCAGTCGCCATGAGCTATACCGAGCAGTTCGCCCTTGAGTGCTTGGCTGAAGCGGTAAAAGCTGCGGCTAACCTGTAGGCTCCCGTTTCACGCCACCAGAGGCAGCGCCATCTGGATCTTCTCGGCAATCTGCGTGACGCGCTGCAGGAGTGGCGGCTTCTGTTTCTTGTGTTCGCTCAGTCCACGCCCACAGAGACTGGCGAATCGCTCTTGGCAATCCAGGTTGGCCTTTGCGTCGTACCATTCGGCAATTAGTGACCGGTTATCGGTCTTCTGGGCCTCGATGGCGTCAAGCTGGTCCAGCACCCAGCGGCGGAAAGCCACGCCTTTGGAAGTGCGGGCAAACATTCCCAACAGGTGCGCCCCTCGCAGGCTAAATAGGCGCATTTCAATCGGCGGCTGCCCATACCCCAAACTGAGGCCCCGAATTTCCGTGGTCATTGATGCAGAAAATTCGGAGGTGTGCCTTGCGAAGATTTGCCCGATTTTGTTCGTTCTCGCGTAGCCGAGTGCGCGGGCAATGTCGGTAGATCTAAGCCAAAACCGCCCATCATGCTCAAAAAGAGGGAGCGACTTGTTCTCAAAAGTCAGTTCTTGCATGGTTTTCTCACAGAGTAATAGGCCCAGCGGCCAATAAAAAAGGCGACCCCATGAGGGCCGCCCTGTTTGATATGTCGGTAAACCTGCAGCGCCTCACGGCAGATGCTTATTCATCGTCCATTGCTCCGCGATCCGGCACGCCGTCCAGATAGTCGTCTTTGTCCTCTACATCCTGTCGGCTCTCGGCGGCCGCCTGGCGGATACGCTCGATGCTTTTCTCGCCCGCTAGGGTCGCCCAGTTGTCTGTCAGGATCCCGTACATGGCGCGTCCTCGAATAGTTGCCGGTTTTCGTGTATTTCACACAGGGAGCGCCGGCGTCCAGTGGCCAGCGCTGCACGGAAATGAATTAACGCGCGGCGCCTGGCTTGTTCAAACCCTGACGTACTTTTGCACCTGCTGGCGGCTTAGCTCGATCTCATCGTTTCCACGCAGCGTGTCCAGCAAGCGAAACACGATACTAGCGTGCTTGATCTCGGTCACCTTTGCGGCGCCACTGTGGTCGATGAGCACGTTCTGGCCTTCGCGCAAGTGCAGCGCGTCGAGAACGACTTTGGCGTGTGCCATGTGCATATTTAATTGTCCAGGTTGAATAGCCACACGAACAGAACGCCAATCGGGCCAGCCAGGCATAAGGCGGCTAGCCACACATACCATGGGACGGATTTATGCATGGTGAACCTCAAATACAAAAGCCCAGCACCTGGGAAGATGTGGGGCTTGGAAATTTGTGCTGCGGGTTGGCCTCGAACCAACGACATCCAGCTTACAAGGCTGGCGTTCTCCCCGTCTGAACTACCGCAGCGGTAAATCATCACCCGGCGATCACATCGGGCCGCATGCGCGGACGGCAACACCTGATCCAAACGCAAAAAACCCGGCCAGATCCAGCCGAGAGGGCCGTTTTTTGCCGGGTTTAATATACAAGCGCAATTATGCAATGTATCTAATTATGAATTATACGCACGAAGATCGTGCCGATCAAGCTTAAATGGATAGCCGATGGATTTAAGCGGCTTTTTTGTGTGTTTTCCCCACACTGCTTTTCACCACGCCCGACTCGCACAAAACATCCGCCATATTGGCTTGGGCTTGCGACTCCAGGGTCTTGAGTGCGTTGGCCACTTTGTAAAATGCCTTCTTTACCTTGTCCTCGCCCTCAGAGAACTGTGTCGCAATGCTGGCGAATGTCCGCTTGGCTGTCGAGGGCAGAAAGTGGCGCATCACCAGCTCGCGCGCCATGCGCTCATGGATAGTCTCTGCCGCAGGCATTGCGATGTTCGTCGCCAGCAGCACGCACGATCCCCTAAATCCATCTGACAATTCCGCCCGCCCGCAGCACTCGCAGCGCCCAGCATCCTCGTCATATGGGCTGCCAAACCTCGCCACCAGCGCGGCCTCTTTGACCTTGCCAAGCTCGAAGGCCATGTAAGCGATAAAACCCGCCTGCGCGGCGCCATCGATGCCAATCAGTCCCAAGCCATTCCCCAATGGCGTCGGATCGACTTTTTGCACCTTTGCGTACTGCTGGCTGCTGAATCGGAATGCGAACATCAAAGCGTCCGCCAAGTTTTCCCAGATGTAATCTTTTTCCATCGCCCTTGCCCGCCCCTTTTGAATTACGCCCCAATAATCGAAACTGTCACTTGCAACCCGCCCCCAGGTCGCACTGATGATCTAACTACTGATAGCCGATCAATCTGGCTGTCGTCGCCCCACACCCCCGCGTGGGTCAAACTATCGAGCGTTGCCTTGATGATGTTGTCCACGTCCCGTTTGCGCTTGTCTGGAGGGCTCATGATGATTTCAACATTTAGGCGCCCAGCGATTGGCTTTCGACCGAGAAACATGGCCCTGACCGCTTCCCGATATGCCCGGCCTTTCTCACTAATCATGTGACGGCCAGCCAGTGGTCCGCTTGTCGGGTGGCGCCAATAGCTGTTCACGGAAGGCGGGTATGGCATTGCCAGCACGTAGTCGCTCATGTGCCCGGTCATCGAGACTTCCTTTCGCAATGTGTGCACTTCAGCCCTTGTACCAAAATCACCCCTTTCGTTCCGCCATCCCCATGACGGTCTTAACTTACGGCTTCCAACTCGGATCTACTTCAAGCATCGCCTGCGTGTACCAATAGAGCTGAGCAAGCTGTCGTCGCTGTTCTCTGGCAACGAAACATTGCCACCGGCAAAAGAGTGCAACGTGTGCATTCATCTCAACTCCTATGCCGCTTTGCGGCTCATTACTGCAGCGGCCTTTGCCTCTGCACTCGTTCTGAAATTCCCCACAAGCTTCTCTAGCCGCCACAACTCGAACCGCTCTGGCACGGCTAGTGGGTAGCGGTAGATTCGCCACTCGCCGGACTTGATGCAGAGGTCTGTGACTTTTATCCAGTTCATTGCGCAAACCACACCATCAAAATCAACGGTGAAAATGTGATGGCCAGCACCACGGCCAGGGCCACAGTGGTGACGGTTTTATGTAGTCCGGTGCGTTTCATGCTGCCCCCTTGATTTCCAATAGTCCCAGATCGCGCATGCGGCGCAAGGTTCGAATATTGGCCCGACGCATGTACCAATCGTTCTCACCCGGTTCGAATTGATGCGGCACACGGCCATCAATCACGTCATGACAGGCTGAACATCCGAATCCGCTACTTAGGTCATCGGCCTTGCGCGCCCAGCCATGAGACTCGTCAGGCAAGTGGCAAAGAACGGTTGTTGACCAGTTGCCGTTACAGACACCGGGTATTTGAAAGGTGCAAGGCTCCCCGGCGGCGCTATCGCGGATCTGCTTGGATTGGATACGATTGGTTTGGCGCTTGCCGGTGCCAGGCGTATCACCTGGACGTGGAACGCATTTCGATGGGCGGGTGGTTGAACTCATAGAATCCTCGTCACGATGTTTCCGCCCGAGCGGCTAGGGAGCGATGCATATCGATTTGCAGTGCGAATGGCCTCGCACAGCTCGTACGTAGACTTGTATCCACGCGGTAGAATCTCGTTACGCGTCTCACCAGTTAGAATCAGGCATATGGCGTGCGGATCCGTTTCGATTTCCATGCCATCGATGTAGTCGGCTATCTCCCACAGAAAGTCTGCTAGCTTGTTCTTTGCCCGGAACGGCGCAGGAAACACAGGGAATTGCAGAACGTCAGCGCCATTGGTCTTGCGGACCACGCCTGCAGATTCGAACAGGGATAGTTGCTCGGTACTCACGCAGCCTCCCAGGCATATACATCAGCCATGCGTTCAATCTCTCCGGCGCTACAATCCGGCCAGTACCGGTCGGCAACCCACTGAGCCAGTGCGTGCATGACGTTTTGAAACCTGACTTCGTCCATACTGTCGAAACTTAGGGATCTTGCCACGCGCTGTTCGAACACTTGGCCGCGCACAACATCGAATGCGATATTAACGACGCTTTCCATGTGCTGGCCTGCCTTCTGACCGATAAACGCGGCAACACACTCCGCAACAGGGTCAATCAAGATGGCCGTGTAATCGCACTCAACGCCCGATTCGATCTGCAGACGCTTAAGAACGGCGTGCGGGTCCATTCCAGAGAATGACGGAACATTCATCGCGACTACCTCGCCAAATTTGTGCGCAAGGCCCCAAAAGCCACCGTTGCGCGGCTGACTAATATCGCATTTGAGCCACTGACCAACTCTGATCTGGCGACGACGTAGTTCATCGCGATCCTGCTTTGTAGCTGGGACCATTGCCCCAACCATTTCACCTGTCTTCGGGTCAGATAGTTCGCGTACCGCCATGCGGATTGGTTGTTTTTTGCTCATGCGGCCACCCCGCGCGCGTCCTGCCAGTCGAATACCTTGACCTCGCAACCGTCTTCTTTCAGGCGGCTGTATAGGCGATCACCAATAGCAATCTTGATTTCGTCTAGCGTGAGATTTGATAGAAGGATGGTTGGCTTGCGGTTTTCATACCGGCCATTTACCACAGCGAAAAGTGACCGATGTTCTGTATCGGTTCCAGACTGAATCCCTACCTCATCCAAAATCAACAGATCAGGGAAGGTATATAAGGCGATTGCCTGTGACTCGTTGATTTTCCCGCTAAAAGATTTCGATTCGCGGATAGTGCGAGCCATGGTATCCACGGTCGTGAAGATGGCCGTCCGGTTGTAGCGATGCATGATCCGCAGAGCGATGCCGCACGAAAGGTGCGTCTTGCCGGTGCCGTAGTTGCCGAGGAAGATCGCGCCGCGCCCGGAGTGCTCGCCTTTAAACTCGTCAGCATAGGCAACTGCAAATTCCAACACATCGCGCTGCCCATCACACTCGACGCGGTAATTTTTGAGGCTGCAGGACTGGAAGCGCAACGGAATGCCTGAACTGCCCAAGGCATGCAGCCATGCAGACTTATGACGCTCAGCCGCTTCTGCAGCATCCTTTGCTATCTGTTCGGCTTCTGACTGCTTGCGGGCCTCTGCAGCGCATGTAGGGCACTTGGTCCAGACTCGCCCAAGCGGATTGCGTGAAGTGAATTCGCCATGGCGCTCGCATGTATCTTGGCGTTCTTCTGGCTGAGCCGGAATGATGGCGGCGGCAATAGCGCCAACCGATTGGAGATGGTCGTTCATTGCAGCCTCCCACTTTGGCCATAGTCGCGTTGCTGGGTGCTTTCGCTGCCAACTGACTTGGCCATTAGCCATGATGCATTGAACCCCTGCCAACTGCGTTCAGTGCAAATCTGGATTGCATCTGCCAGTGTTAGGTTTGCCTTACTGGCCTCTCTGGCGATTGCGTCCAAGGCGGTCTGCGTCAGTGGTGCGCGCTTTGCTTTGCGGATAGACAAAAAGTCTTTTGCAACTTGTTCAGCAACCCCGTCAGCAAGCAAGACAGCCAGAAAATCAGTGCGTACCGGCTTTCCCGGTGCGTTATGTTTTTTAATTACAGGATCAGAGGGGTTAGTGACAGGTTCTTGTGCGGCAATTTTCGCCGGTGGGTTCTGCGGTTTTTCGCCGGTGGCGAATTCTGCCGGTGGCGAAATTTTCCGCTGGTTTTTTGCTTTGTATCCAGTGGCGAATCCTGCCGGTGGCTTAGAGAGGTTTAACGAAACAAAATCAGTGGTTTTTGTACCATCTTGGCGGGCGCGCCCTACTCTGCTAATAAACCCATTTTTCTCTAGGAAGGCCAGGTGCTCACGCACGGTACGTTCTGACTGTTCTGTGTATTCTGCTATGTGGGCTTGCGATGGAAAACAGTGGCCGTGTTCATCAGCAAATTGAGCAAGAGCGGATAGAGTTGCCTTGCGCCCTGAGCTTCCGGTCTTTTGCTTCCATGCCCATGCGAGTGCCTCGAAACTCATGCTGCGACCTTTCTTGCAATCCACATGCCTGCCACCCACTGAATACCCTTTGGGGTGAACTTGGCTTGATTGAATGCATGACCGCCATCTGATGCGCCGGCCTTTACTACAAATCGACCGGTATTCATGTGTTGGGCCATTGGGGTTAATGCCCCGCCAAGGCGATACATAATCCCGTTCTCAATGAGAAATTCACGAAACTCGGATTCGTTGGCGTTTAGGAGCTTGCAGACTTCACGGAACCCGCGATTGCCGGTACTTGATACATAGTGGTCAACAAACTCAACGGCAGGCCGTTGCTGTTCAATTACGGCGTGTTGTTGTTCGATCTGTTCGGCTTGATTGGCCGCCAACATCAACGCTTGAGCAAAAGTTTTAGGAATACTGAATTGCGCTTGCTGTTCTAGTTCTTGCCAGCGGTCAATAATCCGTGCGCGGACTTCGTCGCTGTATCCAGCAACAACCAAGTATGAATCACGTTCAGTTAGGTCATAAACATCAACGGGACGGCCGCCAGTGGCCTCTTGGCGAGTTTTACGACTTGATCGTAAAAGTCCTTTTTCAAACAACCTATTAATGGTTGCAACCACATCGTTGTGCCTCGCTTCGCACAATTCAGCGATTTCGCGACTGCTCATTGTTAGGTTGTTATTGACTATCAGTGGTGTGTTTTGCATAATCACCCTCAGTAGGTTTTAAGCCCCGCGAGACCCGGCAAGGTCTATGACCGGGGCTTTTTGCTGTCTGTCGTTCTTGGCCGCAGACTCTGCCGTTGTTGGGTGACGCCCCAATCAGGTTTATGCTGTTGTCTCTAACCACAAACAGCGCCGATTGGAACGTCATGAAAGTCAATGAACTATCTGTTCGCACCCTTGAGTACGACATCAACCTTAGTGGGACCGCCATTCGAGTTAACCGGGTTATTGAACTTTCCGGCGGTGAAAAAATTACGTTTTCCGTTGACGTAAAGCCTGGGAAAGAGCCGACCCTTAAAGAGGTTCACCTGCTGAGCCTGGATCGAGTACAGGAGATTCTCTCGACACTCTTTCCAAGATCCCAACCTGACTAACTGCATACCGATCTTCCAAATCTTCGGGACGGGCAGCGCTTTCAACCTTTACAGCCGCAATGAGAGCGGCCCGAATACCCGAAATCAGGGCGTCGCGGTCAATTGAAATTTTCACCGTGTAAGGCTTAAATCCGCCCTGCTCTTGCGGGGCTTTTTGTTGACCAGTCACGCCGCCACCTCCCTGTCTATATCAACCGGTGCAACCTGCTCGGCACCGGGTAGAGTCACGCGCTTAGCCACCATTAAGCAGTGGGCATTCTGTGAAGCGACCCGCTCAAATTGGATGGTGCAAAGTGGGCGCCCTTCTGCGTC